AAGCTTAAATCTGGATATGGACCAAGCGATTCAGACTTACGTTCACCATGGACAGTGACGCGTACATTCCAATATTTTTGACCTTTGGTGGTAATGATGAGGGATAAACCATGTAAATCCGAAAGACGATACTGTTTATCTTTCGGCTGTGCTTTTCTGCATTCAGTATCTGTAAGTGGCATGTCGATTACCCATAATTGATGTATTAATTTGTGAGTTATTAATTGATTCTGCACTGGACTGATATGGGAAGATTCGGGAAGAACTGGGACTAAGCGAGATGAAAGCCTGTGGTAGCAATAGTTTGTTGGAATTTTTAAGGGCAAACCAGGATTAGCTTGATTTGCCCTTTATTTTGCACTGAATTTGGGTATTTCTCTGGATGTGTGATTTTTTTAGTTTTTATTTTGCACTGTTTGAATGAGAGAAATTTGATTAAGCAGTACCTCTACAGTTGCCCCTACTAAATGTGTGAAGGCTTTATCTGGATTATATATATCTTCCAGGTTAAATTTGAGCGTGAATAATTCGTCTCCAAATAACTTAACCTGTATTGATGCGTTCTGATCCTGTGCTTCTTCTTTAAATACTTCCAAAGCTTTGGTACTTAGCTTAATACCCTTTTCTGTTAAATCATTCAATCCAAAGCTCTTATCGTTACTGGGTTCTAGCATACTAAGACACGCTCCTTATTAGCTGGTTTATTGTAGATGTCATTGCTTCCTTGTATAAAGCACTGCCACTATACAATTCGTAAACTGCTAGAATCAAATCAGTTTTCGCCTTTGACGACATAACCCGTCGCGTAGCCTTTAGTGCTTCTTCTACCGTTAGAATACAGTCTTGCAGAACCACTGTATCCATATCTTCGTCTTCTTTTAAGCTAGCATATACCGTAGCCACAAAACGACTCGCACCTTTGGGTTGCATTATGCGACCTGTCGCCTCCAAAGCTTCCTCTAATATATCAAAAGCCTGCTTTAGTAAGGCTGTATCAAGTTCAACACTGACAGCCTCATCATCAAGTTGGCAAGCCTCTTCGATTTGACGGGTGATTATTTCATCATAGTTATAAACAGGAAAAGGAATACCCTTACCAGTCGCAAGCCATTCAGGATCAGCTCCTGTCACTGTGCATATTTTATTTATTGTTCCTTGATGTAGAGACTGTCTACCTTCTCTCCATATACCTGTAAAGGTTCCCTTCGACAAACCTACTCTTGTAGCAAAGCTATATGGGTGTGCTAATTCATGTTCTGTCATTAACACCTTGATTCTTTCTTTGAGAGGATTATCAAGTTCTGAATTATTTTCAGCGTTTATAGAACTCATGACAAAAAACCTTGAATAAAAAAGAACTACATAAGTAATTGAAACGTATAAATTATTATAAAAACCATCAGTAAAAGTTCTTTTTACAAATAAAGAACCGTTGACAGTCTAAAATAAAGAACTTATAGTTCTTTTTAGATTAGGTAAACACCTAGTCTAACGATTTAAAAAAATGCCTAAAAAGGCAAGGAGTTCATATGGGCTTAGAGAGAAAACCCACAGAACAATGGGATAGATACAGTATTGAAGCTGAAATTAAGCGACGCGGAAAAAGCGTTACTCAGCTTGCAAAGGATTACGGCATGTCTGACAGGACGGTTCGTAATGCACTGTATCACCCAAGTAAAAAGGGCGAGATTGTTATCTCCAAATTTCTGGGAGAACCTTTGCACAAGCTATTTCCAGACCGTTGGACAATTGATAACAAACGTATATACCCACGTTACAGCAATAAGGAATGTGCTTAATGAAAACACATTACAGCGTTGCTGAACTACTAGCTTTAGAGTTAGAGGGTTTACCCAAAACTCAGAAAGGCTTAGATAAGTTCTTAGCTAGAAACAATTTTAAGTATAAAGAATTTCCAAGCCGCGGAAAAGGGGGGCTTCGTAAAGAATACGAACCAACTAAAGAACTAATAGACCTAATAGTTCTCAAAAATTTAAAAAAGAACGTTTCGATTATTTCGGAACCTGTAGTTACCAATTCTAATATTGTAACTACAACTGATGTTAAAGAGCCAACGGAGCTGATGAACTGGCAACGTGAAGTTGCTGAAAACCGTTTATTTGTTGTGCGCTATATTCAACAGCAGATTAAACAAGGGGTTAAAAAGACTCCAGCGATTGAACAGTTCATTGCAGATGCTGAGGCACAAACATTACCAGCAGAAATGCAGGACTCCGTGAGCAAAGCCAATGCCAAAGCTGGAGAAGATCGAACTGTTTCTCGTCGCAGTGTGTTTGACTGGATTAAAACAGTTGAAGATGCTGAAAAACATAAGATTAACGTAATCAGTGTGCTTGCACCTAAAGCACGTCAGGCCAATGTGCCAGCTTGGGCAACAGATTTGCTTAAACTTTGGGCACAACCACAAAAACCCACGTTGGCAGCAGTGTTGGAATTACTTCCAAACTACCTAAAAGACGATGTGCCTTGTCCTACTTACAACCAAGCATACCGTTTCATTAATGAAAAAATGGGCAATGTGGAAGCACAACGCGGGCGAATGGGTAGTCGCGAGTTAAAAAACTTAAAACCTTTCATTCGTCGTGATACTGAGCAACTGCTACCAACGGATGTGTATACCGCTGATGGTCACTGTTTTGATGCTGAAGTAGCACATCCCATGCACGGCAAGGCTTTCCGTCCTGAGATTACCGCCATTATGGATGTGGCGACACGTCGAATGGTGGGCTGGTCGATAGACTTAGCTGAAAGTGGTTGGGCTGTGCTGGACGCAGTGCGTATGAGTGCCTGCGAATGTGGTATTCCTGCCATTTTTTATGTCGATAACGGCTCTGGCTATAAGAACCAAATGATGGGGGCTAAAGGCCGTGGTGTGATGGCTCGTTTAAATACAGAAATGAGCCATGCCCTGCCTTATAACTCTCAAGCAAAAGGGCTGATAGAACGTAGTCACCAGACTTTATGGGTAAAAGCTGCCAAAAAATTACCATCATACATTGGTAAAGACATGGATGCTGAAGCTAGTAATAAGATGCACAAGCTAACCCGTAGTGAAATTAAGAAGTTTGGCGTTTCAAAAAGTTTAATTAGCTGGACTGATTTTTTAGCATTTGCTGATGAGGTTGTACGTGACTACAACAATAAACCGCATAGTGCCTTAAAACGCATTACTGACCCTGTGACTTTTAAAAAGCGTCATTTAAGCCCATTAGAAGCATGGAATGCGGCGTTAGAAATGGGTGCGCCAATAGACCGTGTGGAAGATTGGGACGCTGAAGATCTATTTCGCCCATATGAGGAATGCAAAGTGCGTAGAGGCGAAATTCAGCTGTTTAGTAACCGTTACTTTAGCCCAGATCTTGCTGAATACCACGGTGACACAGTACTTGTGGGTTATGACATCCACAATGCTGACCAAATTACAGTACGTGATGAAGATGGTCGCTTGATTTGTTATGCGAAATGGAATGCAAACAAACGCACTTACTTCCCGCAAACCAAAATTGAACAAGCGCGTCAACGTCGTGCTGATGGTCGCTTGCGTCGATTAGCTGTGAAACAAGATGAAGTTTTACAGGAAGTGAATCCGCAACGTGTGATTGAACATATTGAGAACCAAAACTTGATTCCTTTTAATGCCAATAAACACCAGCAATTGATGGCTGAACTGAATGCTTTGCCTGTGAAACAAGAGAAAGAAGTTATTTATTTCAAAGATGTACCAAGTGAGCCAAGCGCTAAAGCAGAGTCCTTGAATACTTTAAGCCCAGTACAACGCTGGATAGAACTTGACAAGCAGATGAAGGGAGGTGAGGAGCTATCACAAGAAAATCAGAACTTTTGGACGATGTTTCAGCTTTCAAAGAAGTTTAAACAACTGGAAGAAGATGACGCTGAGCTAAATGTATATCTAACTCAGCGTCAAGGCTAGGCGGTACTGCAATACCGACTAATTACAAACAACTTATTATTTTATGGTGATGCAAATGAATGCAGATGTCAATTTTCCTAACACAGCAGTTGCTCAGATTCGCAATATTTCACAGTGCTATGAAGCGGTGAAACGTACCATGGACCGCAATCCATTGTTGCCAGGCATTTCCGCTTTTTATGGACCAAGTGGATTTGGAAAGTCTACCGCAGCCAACTATGTGGCGACCAAAACCAATGCATTTTATGTTCAAGTAAAAAGTACTTACACCAAGAAAGCCTTTCTGCAAGCGCTATTGCGGGAAATGAGTATTCCTTACCCTGCAACTTTATCCGAAATGATGGAACTTGCCACCAGTGAGCTGGCGAAGACTGGACGACCTTTAATCATTGATGAGTTTGACCATCTTATGAAGGGCGACAAAGTTGAACTCATCCGTGATTTATATGAGGGCAGCCAAGGCACTTTCTTGATTATTGGTGAAGAAATGCTGGCACGTAAGTTGGAGAAATGGGAACGCTTTCACGGCCGTATTTTGAACTGGGTCCCTGCTCTTCCTGCTGATTTGAATGACGTGATGCTGTTGGCTTCGATTTATGCACCGCAGCTTCAGATTGATGAACCCGTACTTGAGCAATTACTGGGACAGGTGCGCGGATCGACTCGACGTGTATCCACCAACCTAGAAATGCTAAATGAAAAAGCGTTAGAAGCGGGTACGCCTCACATCACTAAGCATGTGCTGAAAGAACTTTTACTTGATGGCTTTGTGACTGGCGAAAGCCCTAAGCCACGCAGCTTCTGAGGGTAATTGATTCATGCAAGCTGGTACAAAACTATCATTAACTCAAGAACTGGGAAATCACGTTATGAATGCAGGACAACCTTACCAATCACCACGCCAACGTGTGTGGACTGCTATTCGTAAGCATCGTGAAGAGTTCACTATCAAACAAGTCGCTGAACTTGGTCAGATGAAATATGACAGTACTCGTGATTTCATTACTGGACTAAGAAAGGCGGGAATTATTGCTGAGGTCAGAAGAGAGCAAGTTCCGAACATGAGCAAGAAAATTGAAATGATCTATTTCAAGCTTGTTGAGGATTATGGCTACAACGCCCCTTCTGTTGATCGTCAAGGCAATATTTTGGGAAAAACCGCGACTGTGAACAAGGCTATGTGGAATACCTTGCGTATTACCAAACAACCAGTAAATGCAACTGAACTTGCTGCAATTTCAAGTACGGATGTACAGCAAGTTTCAATTGAAACAGCAGATAGTTATTTACGCTTTCTACACCATGCGGGTTACCTAAGAATTGCGCGTGAAGCTCATCACGCAGTTCGCAAAGCGAAATACCAGCTTTTACCAGGAATGGATACAGGTCCAATCCCTCCACAAATTCAACGGGCTAAGCAAGTCTTTGACCCTAATACCAATACAGTCATGTATTCAGAGCGCCCTGAACTCGAAGAAGAAATTAAGCACGGCACTTTGTTACATGAACAAGAGGAAATGAACGATGAATCTTAAAGCACAGATTGACCCAGAACTACATGAATTTATTCATCAGGACAGAATTCGACTGTTTACAGAACGTAATGAATTTAAGCGCTTGGCTGAACAAAATGAACTTGAGCTGAATGAAACACAGGTACGGAGTAAGCAAGTCATTTCACTGCTTCTCGCAATCAATATTGTTCTGATTGGAGTACTCACTTATGTCTTGCAACACACCTAAACCGAAATGGATTGAGCTTGTAGAGAACCGTATTGAACAGCTGGGCACGATTCAAAAAGTTGCGGATGAATTGGGCTATGCCCGACCAAGTTTGTCCCTGGCACTACGGGGAAAATATGTAGGCAGTACAGACCGCCTAGAAAAGATTGTTATGCGGGTGTTGGGCAGTATTCACTGCCCTCACCTAGACCAAGTAATAAGCCCAGAGGCTTGTGTTGGCTTTCATGAACGTGAAGCACCAACACAAAACCCAGTAGAAATGCGTCACTGGCGGGCATGTCAAAAGTGTCCACATGCTTGCGTTAAAAAAAGAATCACTTAAGAGGTAGTAATGGTAGATCTAGCCGATTTAGCAAACGACAAGAATGACGAGTTGATCTTTAACACTCTCAACAATCGTCCTAATTTTGACCAGCCCAGCGCTCATGCATGTGAAGACTGCGGTAATGAAATTCCAGAGCAGCGACGTGCTTTGGGTAACGTAAAACTTTGCATTGATTGCCAAATTGCAATCGAAAATGACTCGAAACATAACTTTAAGAAAGTGGGATATTTATGAACGCAGTAACAGAAATTCCAGCAGGATACCGCATTGATGCAAAAGGCCGTTTGATTCCTGTTGATCAGATCAAGGCGATGGATATTGAACGTAGCGATTTGGTTGAGCGTTTAATTGGTGGTGCAAAGGTTTTACAGCAAGAGATGCTGGCTTTTAAAAAGTTATCTTTTGAAGACATTGCGGCATTTATCCAACTTTCTGCTGAACAACATGGCGTTCAAGTCGGTGGGAATAAAGGCAATGTAACGTTGTTTAGCTTTGATGGTAAGTACAAGATTGTGCGTCAAAGCCAAGAAAGTATTCGTTTTGATGAAAGCCTTCAAGCGGCTAAGGCTTTAATTGATGAATGTATTTCAGAATGGGCTACAGGTTCTAACGACAATATTCGCGTATTGATCAATGATGCCTTTCAAGTGGATAAGGAAGGAAAAATTTCAACTGGTCGTGTCCTCACCTTACGTCGTTTAGATATTCGGGATGAGAAGTGGCTACGTGCAATGGATGCAATCAGTGAAAGTATCACTGTCACAGATAGTAAGAATTATGTGCGCTTTTATGAGCGTGACCATGAAGGCAAATATCAGGCAATTTCGCTCGATTTTGCCAATGTTTAAACCTGTTCCAACTTAATTGATTTAAAAAACAAAAGGTCCCGCCTTTTGGCGGGATTTTTTTGGCCAAAATTTAGGAAAAACAATGATTTTAATAGAAGACAAAGACAAATTACCCCCTGAAATAGTAATCAGCCTTGGAGAAGTATCATGAGTCATTTAAGTCAAGAGACCCTATCTAAAGCAATGTTTTGGCTTGTAAACAGCCGTATTGGTTTATCCAGTAAATGTATGCTGGCGACCATCATTAATGGTGGCCCTCTATTAGGCGGGCGTGATGCAAAGTGTCATCCGCATGACCCTTCAGATTTAAAGCGTTGCATCACTTTACTGGATGCAGCTCCAGAACTACGCGACCATTTAATTGTCATGCAAGAAGTCTCCAATGAATGGAATGTTCTCATCAAGCATTGGGCTGATCTTGAAGCGATGTTTAAAGAAGAACTTCAGGTGAATCCAAATAAAGCACCTCTCACGCTTAAATTTATGCGTGAATTATTTAGTGGTTTGGAGGGAAACATTCATGGCTAAACTATCGAAGGAACAAAAAACCTTAATCCTTGAGCAACTAAATAGCCAGTTTAAATCAGTTCATTTGTTATGTGATGGCTATGACATCACACTAAAAATGGAGCGTTATAAAATGAAATTAGTTATCGGAATTTATGTTAATGACTCTGTGAAAGGTGTTTGGGTGACTAAACCTGAAGAACATCAAGAATCTAAGTTCTTAGCCAGCCATCAAAAATCATACTACTCAGCTAAGGAAAAAGCAGAACGGATTAAAGTTTTTGGTAAACGTGAAGCCAATAAGCGTTTCGACTTAAATAAGAAATTCGAATATAAGTTGCCATTTTTTACCACGCCACAAGCTGCTCTTAATCACCTGATTAGAGTCAGTGATTCAATTGAACTTCTAACGGAGATGGCAGCATGAAACAGCCCAAAACAAAAGTGTTGCAAGGCTCACCAAAACAAATTGCCGAAGGTATTTTTGATAATATGATTGTACCAATGCATTCTCAAATGGCGAACGTTAGCGAACGCGATGCAGACGAATTTGCATTTTGTATTGCTGGTACAGCAGTGGCTGGGTTTCTTGCATCTGCAAATGATCTAGATAGTGCTAAAGATTTAATTCTTCAATATATAGAGGCTATGTATCACGATATTAAAGTCGAACAGCAAAATACCAATATTTTGCCGACCCACCATATGGGGAAACCTATATGAAAAAATCCTCACGTAATGATCGTTTAGCCACAATCCATATGGGTAAAAAAGCTCTGAACCTTGATGAGGATACCTACCGTGACATGCTTCAGCATGTCACTGGTAAGCGTTCTGCCAAAGATATGACAATGGATGACTTGTTAAAAGTCATTCAGCATTTGGATCAGCTTGGGTTCTCTAAGCGTAATTTTGGGAATAAGCCCAAAGTGAAACTATCTAAGGAGGCTTTAATCGGAAAAATTGAGGCCCATTTGACTGAACATAAGCTGCATTGGAACTATGCAAAAGGTATTGCTAAACAAATGTTTCAAAAAGACGCGTTAGAATTTTGTGCGGAAAATGAACTGTGGCGTATAGTTGCGGCATTGGAGTACAAAGCGAAGCGGGCCAACAATGAAACAAGACGAGTACCTAGACAAACTACCAGACAACCTTCGGCTGATCATTCAGCTGACTGACTATAGAACTGCCATGATTCTAATTAAGCATTATGGCGGTTTTGACTATCACTTCCCTCCTCTTAAATCCATTTCTGAAAGCCATGAGCTCGCTGAGCTTCTTGGCTTTAACAACTTAAGAAAGTTATGCCAATATTGGAATGGACTTCCTGTTTACATCCCTAAGTCTGATCGATACATCGGAATTTTACGTGATAAGCGTATTGAGCAAGATTTAGAGGAACTTGGTGCATCAACCAAAGTACAACGTGAACTTGCCAAAAAATATAACGTCACTCCGCGCTGGATTCGTTCAGTACGCAAGAAGCAAGTTGATAAACCATCAGCGACAATGAAGCAAAGTCGGCAACTGGATATGTTTGCTTGTTAAGTACCTCTTTGTTCTCCACAGACCACCTTCGGGTGGTTTTTTTATGGAAGCATTTCCGCAAGGAACTGATTGCAAAATCATCAAAAATTACAGGACGTTAAATAAGAGTTTATTTAAATGTCTGAAAAGTTAAAAAAGAAGTTTGTGTTATCCAAACTGAGTTTGAGCCGTCTTGAAGGTGTAGATGCCAATTTAATCAAAGTTGTGAAGCGTGCCATTGAAATCACCCCGCAGGACTTCATGGTCGTTGAGGGTGTGCGCACGAAAGAGCAATGCTATATCAACTATGGCAAAGGCCGTACTGCTGCACAATGCACAGCGAAAGGTGTACCTGCAAAATATGCTCTACCTAAAGTAGCCAAAGTGACTTGGTTGAACAACCCTCTTGATAGTAAACATGTCACAGGTAAAGCAGTGGATCTGGTTCCCTATCCTGTGGACTGGAATGATCTATCTAAGTTTGACCAAATGGCTCAAGCCATGTTTGCTGCGGCCAAAGAGCTAGGGGTATCCATTCGCTGGGGGGCGGATTGGGACAATGACGGTAATTACCGCGAAAAAGGTGAATATGACTCACCTCATTTTGAACTTTGAGGAATCTGATCATGAGCCATAAAAAATCTAGAGTTCCTCATTCATTGATTCAAACCCGTATTCAGCAAGGCGTTCAAGCGCAGGTCGAAAAGCGTGGTAATGCTGACTATCGGCATGGATATGAAACTGGGCAAAAAGACCTTCAGTTGATTGTAAATGCCAACGAGTCCGACAAGATTCAACAGTTACGTCTAAACGCCTCAAACCTTGAAAGTCGGTTAGACCAGTCAATGCTGACGCTCAGCGAAAAAGATGCGTTGTTGATTGAACAAGGCCAAACCAACAACGCCCAAATCCAACAGATTCTTGATCTTAAACACAAGCTGAAGCAGAGCGAATCCAATCTTCAGACTGTGCGCCAAGAGTGCGTCATGGGCGTAGCCAGCTCTGTCAATGATGGCTTCTTGGTGCATAACTGGCGCACTGGTTGGAAGTGGTTAAGTAACTTGTTTTTCACCTTGATTGCTTTTTTTGCTGTAACTCCAATTCCTGATTCTGTTTTAGCAGTTTTACCTGATGACATTCGTATGCACGTCATTGCCTGGTGCGCCATTTGTGGTCTTGTAAGCCGCTTTATTAATCAGAGCAAAGGCGTTCAATCATGGTCATTGAAGTCTTAGTACGCAAACGTCCTGTAGTCGTGGTGGTGTAGCCCTGTTTGATTTATTAGACGGCATACGCCATCCAATCCAAACCACAAAGCGAATAAAGAAGAGTATTCAAAATGCCAAAAGTCACATTTTCAAAAACTGCAATCATCAATCTTGCAGACTGTGTTCTAAAAAATTACGGGCATATCAACGAAACCGTTGAAACAGGGATTACGGCCACTCAAAAGACATATACCAATATTAAGCTCACCTCGTTAGCGGTATATGACATGTTTCAAGCCACCGCAAAATATATGCAAGCTGTAGAGAATGAAGGTGTTCTCAAAGGTCTTGCCAAAAAAGAAGCTGTGCTGGAGTTCATGATTAAAGAGTACTTAGAAACTCATGCTGAGATTAAGCAAATCTGGTCAGGTTGGCATACCACGGTGTCTTGGTTTATCGATTCTTTAATCAACATGCTGAACAGTGGTCGTTCAGTCCTTCAAGCCTTTGTTGGTTAAGGGGTGATATGTGGCTATTCAAATGGATTTATATCAATGGATCATGATTTTGATTGCGATGATCAGTACCGTCATCGCAACCATCAAAATTCTATGGGGGCGCATTGAAACAAATCTCAATAACAATTTTCAAGTGATGCAGAACCGACTTGAAGATGTTGCGAAGCAATCCGCACAAAACCATGACGACATTCGTGATCTAGAACGAAAATTTTATAAGTTTCAGATTGATTTGCCACATGTCTATGTTGCTCGTGAAGACTACATTCGCGGCCAAACCGTGATTGAAGCCAAGCTTGATGCTTTGGCTTCAAAAATTGAAAACGTTCAAATACGCCAAGGAATGAATAAACAATGACAGATCTCGTAAAAGCACGTCGTGAAAACATGCGTTGGTTAATGCTGAATGCGCTCAATAATGCACGTCCGTTAGGTGCTATGGATGTTTTAGCCTTAACTGTTGTACAAGCTATCCATCCAGATGCAACAGCTAAAGAGCTACATGGGCAATTGGCATATTTAGAAAATAAAGAATTGGTCGATATTAAGCGTCTTCCTGATGGGCACTGGCACTCAACATTAAATTCTAACGGTATTGATGTTGTTGAATACACAGTTGATTGTCCTGCTGGGATTGCACGCCCTGCCAAATATTGGGGAGTCTAGCCATGGCAAAGCCATCTGCAATTGATCAATTAAATGCTGAAGACAAAGCGTGGCTTGATGCACGATTCCGTGATCAAGGGTTTTGTGGCTATGTAGAAATTGCTGAACTCTTAGCTGAACGTGGCTATAACGTGAGTAAATCAAGTGTTCATCGTTATGGTCAGAAGTTAGAACAGAAATTAGCAGCTGTTCAAGCGAGTACTCAAGCTGCAATTATGATTTCAGAAGCTGCACCTGATGATAGTGATATGCGCACTCAAGCTGTACTTTCACTTATGCAGACTCAATTATTTGACACCTTAATTGCTTTACAGGAAGCAGGCAGTGAAGGCGTTGATCCTGCAAAACGTTTAGCTCTTATTTCTCAATGTGGTAAAGGCATTGCATCCATTGCTCAAGCATCCATTGGTCAAAAAAAATGGATGCTTGATGTACGTGATCGGGTTGAAAAGGTGGCTAAGTCTGTTGAAGAGATTGCTAAAAAAGGAGGCTTGTCCCCTAAAGCTGCTGCCACTATTCGTAAAGAAATCTTAGGAATTGCCAAATAATGAATGCTCCTATCAATCCAGTACTAGCACCTGATTTTAATAGTGATGTTCCTGCTGTTCTATTGCCGTATCAACAGGAATGGATTGCTGATACAAGCCAGCTGAAGGTTGCTGAAAAGTCACGTCGTATCGGATTGACTTGGGCGGAAGCCGCAGATGTTGTTTTACAGGCCATGTCTGAGGGCGGACAAAACGTCTACTACCTTGGTTATAACAAGGACATGACCGTTGAATTTATTCAAGCTTGTGCCATGTGGGCTAAGGCTTTCAATGCCGCGGCAATGGAAATTGAGGAAGGTGTTTGGGAGGATGGTGATAAGCATATCCAAACCTTTATCATTCGCTTTCCAAACTCAGGTAAACGAATTGAAGCGCTGACCAGCCGACCATCTAACCTTCGTGGTCGTCAGGGTATTGTTATTCTGGATGAGGCAGGCTTCCACGAAAACCTAGATGAATTATTAAAAGCGGCATTAGCCCTTTTAATTTGGGGTGGATCTGTCCGTGTCATTAGTACTCATGATGGCGAAGATAATCCATTTAATGAATTGATTAAGGAAATTCGTGCAGGTAAACGTAAAGGCACAGTCCATCGCACTACCTTTAAGGAAGCGGTAGAGCAAGGTCTATACAAGCGCGTTTGTTTACGTAAAGGTATCGAGTATAACCCCTTAGAAGAGCAAGCTTGGGTAGATGATGTTTATAGCTTTTATGGTGATGCAGCCGATGAAGAGTTGGATGTTATTCCAAGTAAAGGTGGTGGTCGCTGGTTAAGCCAGGCATTGCTAGAACAGCGTCAGAAAGAAGTACCGATCATTCGCTGGTCTGCGCCTAAAAACTTTGAGCAATGGTCTGAAGAAGCACGTCATAATGAAATTGAGTTGTTATTCAATGATGTGATCAAGCTATTAATTGAGGCATTACCTAAGAAGGTAAAAAGCTTTTATGGTTTGGACTTTGCGCGTCGCTCTGACCTTTGTGTGTTTTGGCCTTTGATTGAATACCAAGACACCCGAAAGCACTGCCCTTTTGTACTTGAACTTTCCAATATGCCTTATAAGCAACAGGAGCAATTGTTTAAGCTGATTGCCAAGGCATTACCCAACTTCAGTAAAGGTGCACATGATGCAACAGGTAACGGTGGTTATTTAGCTGAAGCCATGCAATTGGCATTTGGAGAAAAAATTGAAGCGATTCATTTGAGTGAAGGTTGGTATCGAGAACATACCCCGCACTTTAAAGCAGCGTTAGAAGATAGTGATATTGTCACTATCCCCAAAGATAAAGACATCATGGATGATCACCGTGCCTTTGTACTGGTGAATGGTGTTGCACGTATTCCACAGAAGAGAGCTACAGGCGCTGACGGCTTAAAACGACATGGTGATAGTGCAATCGCCCACTTGCTAGCAGACTATGCCAGCAAGAACCCAACGGGGGCGATTGAGTTTATAGCGATTCCATCAAGAGATGACATAGGTATAGGTGAAGATGACAGGGGAGTGAATGAAATTGGGTGTATTTAATTATGGCTATGCGGAATAAGTAGTGGAATTTAAGTTTTAAGAATAATCCGTATTTCGGAATAACGTGTGTAATTTAAAAAAGGTAATATCATGAAACAAGCACTAAAAATCAAATTGGCAAACCATTCTCAATTCCAACAAGCATGGGATGCACTTATTAAATTGGGTTATCACTGCCCTAAAGATTTAGTTCCGCATACAGCACCATATTTGTATGCTTATGCAGATGGTCTTATTCGTCCTGATTTTTTTGATGTTGAGGGAGCTGACCTATCTAGCCCTAAATCAGCTTTAGGGTATTTCACAACGGAAGAGAACCATAATGAAATTACGCTTGATGGGCTACTAGACTTAGCGAAACAGAGTGGGCATGAGCCGTTCTATGATTTCATTCCATTAATTAAGCAGGAACGCCCTTTATTTGAAGCATATTACGTCAAAAATGGTGGTGATCTTCAATTCTTAAAATGGGAAGAATGCAGTGATGGTGCAGGCGATTATCAGCCTGATTGGGAGAAGATTGGGTTGCTAGATCATGAAACTGACTACGCTGAGCATGAGTTCGGTGAGGAAATTACGGAACATGCAGAGCATGTTCAATCTTGCTTAATGTCTTGGGTTGTATGCGCTAAATCTAAAGCTATTCCTGATGGTTGGATACTAGCTCCTAAAGAACCAAATGAGAAACAGAAGCGCACAGCAATGTTCATCACAGCACAGAATGGAAATGCGATTGATGCTTACAAAGGAATGATTGCTGATCTTGAAGTTTCCACTCAATAGATCGTTTTGTGTGGATTGGTTTTTATAACTTTTCCACACATTATTCCGTATAGCCTTAATTATTAATCTTGATTATTTTACCTGTGATAGACGTACCAAAATTGGTAACTTTTTTACTTAAATTTATTAGGAAATCCCATTGTGTTAACTCACCTTCATTATCAATGAATGAAATTACAATATCGCCATTATAAATTAAACTATCTTCTAAATTTAAAGCATCTGATTTGAATTTTATAGACAGTTCAAGGTGAACCTTGTTATTTAATCCAAATGTATCAACAATTTCATAATTATTTTTTTTAAAAATAAAGTCCTCACCCATAGAGTGGAACATAACATTTCTTGCTATTGTCTTTGAGTTATAAAATTTAAATTGTAATTCTATGAATTCTGGAAAAGTTGTTAAATGCGGTGAAAAGTGGATAGTTCCCTCCAAAAAATGAAATATAGGTAACGCATGAGACTTTCGGAGTTTTCTTTGTTGTTCCAACTCTTTTTTAGTTATTTCTAATTCTTCTCGTGTTAAAGCAACTATATGCTGTTGCTGCAACACGCTATTTGCCAGCTCATCACTCTGCATTTTCAAAGCTTGTGTATTTTGCCTTAACTCTTCACCTTGCTGGTAATAACCTCTTACTAACCAAAAAAAGGCCAATGGTGCAAAAACTCCAGCTAAGAAATCTCCAACTGCATTTAATTCATCTGGTTTCTTAATGCCTGAGTATTGCCACAGGTAGAAAACAATTGCCATCCAACCCAAAGTAAGTAACCAATTAATGACACTACTCATATTTTGTTTTATAAAGTCTTTCATTATTAAAATCTAATTCTTTATTAAAGGGGGAAATTGTGGAAATTATTATATTCTTTTTTACATTAGTTTTTTCTAGTGGATTGATCAAATTCTTCAGTAAAAAAATAGGATGGAATGTTAGCTGGCTGTTGCCTATAGTGTTGGGATTCATAATAGCTGCTTTGGTAACAGTATTTTTTTCTATGAGCCAAAAGAAAATTCAGGTAACTGAGGATGCGGTTCAAGTAACAGCAAATCCAATAAATACAGTAACTACTAAATCAGCTTTACATGAAGACTTGTCAGAAACTGAGGCTTTTGAATTTTCACAAGAGCTATATAAAAAGATTGATACCGATGAAAAATTTGTAAAAGATGCATTTGAATTAAAAGAGGAACAGACTCTTGATCATTATGTAGTAAATGACTGGTTTGAATTTGCAAATAAACCTCACAGGTTCTCACCTAAAGCTTTGGCTCAATATGGAAATGTATATTTCCCAGATGGAGATGTAATGAAGCCCTATTTTGTCTGTGATACTGCATTTCGTGATCTAAATATTTATGCCGGAGCAATGGAGCGTGTTGTAAATCAAGATTCCGCTATTAATAGAAAAATACTAAGACAAGAACAAGCAGACTTTTTAAAGTCCAAAGAACTGTGTTCTAAACGTGTTTCTATGAGTTACGCTGATGCTTTTACTGATTATGAAAATAAATAATTTTGGGAAATCCTTCCACAGCTAAACTGTACAAATCCAATTCACACTAAGCACAATATCCGTATTGTGCTTTTTTATTATGGCTAAGAAATCTCAAAAGCAAGACCGTAGTGCGTTAGAAACTTCTCAGACCTCAGCAGTGGCATGGTTAGATCATCAGTGGCAAGAACACCCTGTTGTTGGTTTAACCCCTGCACGTCTTCACCAGTTGCTCACTGGTGCTGAACAAGGCGACCTTATGGCACTTGCTGACCTTGGTGCAGATATGGAAGAGCGAGACGGTCATATTTTCAGTGAATTGACCAAGCGTAAACAAGCAGTAAATAGCTTGGCTTGGAATGTTCGCGCACCCAAAAATGCATCTGAGCAAGAGAAAAAAATTGCGGTTGAAGTTGCTGAATGGATTGATGACATTAAAGACTTTGAAATGTTTCTATTCGATGCCTTAGATGCAATCGGTCACGGATATAGTTGTCAGGAAATTAAGTGGCATCAACTTGGAAGTCTGTGGCTACCTGAGTCATTTGAACACCGTCTAGCACGTGAGTTTAAGACAACCCAATTTAACCGTAACGAGCTACGTTTAAATGATGGTTCAATGGATGGTGCTGAGTTTTGGGACTTTGGCTGGATAGTCCACCGACATAAAGCCAAGTCAGGTTATATTGCCCGTACAGGTTTACACCGTGTTTTGGCTTGGCCTTTCCTCTTTAAAAACTATGGTATTCGTGATGTCATGGAGTTTTTAGAGATTTACGGACTGCCGATCCGCTTAGGTAAATATCCTGAAGGTGCAACTGCTGAAGAAAAAATGACACTGTTACGGGCCGTCATGAGCATCGGACGGAATGCAGGTGGCGCAATCCCTAAAGGTATGAGCATTGACTTTGAAAATGCTGCCAATGGTGATACTGAAAACCATATGGGTTTGATCAAATGGTGTGAGCAAACGCAGTCTAAAGTAATCGTGGGTGGGACTTTACTCAGTCAGGCAGATGGTAAAACCAGCACCAATGCCCAAAGTAAAACACATGAAAATCAGTTTGATATGATCATTGAATCGGACGCTAAGCAATTAGCACGTTCTTTGAATGACACATTGATCAGCTATTTAATGCGTTTGAACTATCCCAATATCACTGCTGACCGTTACCCAGAGTTTTATTTTGACTTAACTGAAACTGAGGACTTAGCAGAGTTTAGTCAATCCTTAGATACCTTGGTGGATACAGGTTTAAAAATCCCAATGTCTTGGGTCTATGACCGTACTGGGATACCGATGCCTGAAGGTGACGAGCCGATTCTAACGAAGCAATCTAACTCACCTATCCTTGCGGCCAATACCTATCAGCCACAATTGATCAGGCAAAACCTAGCAGCCAATGCGATGCAAGTGCCTTTAGAAGATCAAGCGATGCAGTTGCAGCTCAATCAACAGTTAGTAAATAGCCAAGCTACATCAGAGAATTGGCTGAATACTTTAATTGCTGATATTCAAGCTGGAGCCAATGAGGAACAGGTTTTGGCCGTACTTTCGCAGTTACACCCGCAAGATGATGAACCTGCATTACAAGCCAAGCTCACTCAGATCATTTTTGCCTGTGACGTATTGGGCCGTTTAAGCGCTCAGAGTGAGCTGTAATTATGCCTACACCACAGCGTCCAGAATTAAATGCTTTATTTGATCGGCCTCCAGCTGAGGCCATCGAATATCTAGAAAGTAAGGGTCATAAGATTGGTTGGGATTGGCATCAAACCTTAGATGATGCGCACAGTCGTGCGTTTACCGTTGCAAAAGTGGCGAAGCTCGATTTACTCCAAGACATTCGGCAATCACTGGTTAGCGCTTTAGAACAAGGTCAAAGCCTTGATCAGTGGAAAACTAAGATTACTCCCATACTTCAACAAAATGGCTGGTGGGGTAAAAAATCGGTCATTAATCCTGAAGGCCAAGAGCGGGAGGTTCAGCTTGGATCGCCTCGTCGATTACGCACGATTTACCATACCAATATGCGTTCAGCTTATTCCGCTGGACGTTATAAAGCCATGTTAGAAGCTTCCGATACCCACCCATTTTGGGAGTATCGGCATGTCACAATGATTAATTATCGTGAAGAACATAAAAGCTGGAATGGTCGTCTTTTAAGAGCAGATGATCCGTTTTGGTTTTATGCATATCCACCATCAAAGTTTGGCTGTAACTGCCGTGTCATTGCTCGTTCTGCACGCTATGCTGAAGGCAAAGAAGTTTTAAGCAGTGAGGGCTACCAAACTCAATATACAGAGAAGATTGGAGTTGATAGCTTTACGGGTGCTGATGTATATGGCACACGTCAGCGCTTTGATATTCCAACTCAGGACGGTAGCACAATCAGCTTCAGTCCTGCTGCTGGGTTCAATAACTCCCCTGCAACAAGCTATGCCATTGATCAAGTCCTTGCAGATCGGGCAAGAAAGTACATGGGAGATACGGAAGGATTAAGACAAGTTCAGCAGATGATGCTTGCACCCGTTCGTCAACGTGCCCACCAAGCTTTTATAGATAACACCCTTTCTATGGGGATTGTACAAAATAAAGTAAGTACCGTTGGTGTGCTTCAGGCAGATGAACTCTCTGTTCTAACGCAAAATAAAATCAATTTGGAAAGCCCAGTCATTTTGATGCGGGATAGTTTTGCATTAGATCCGTTTGGTTTATCTCAATCTGATTTGATCGATTTACCTCAGTTTCTTGCCCAAGCTAAAGCAGTATTTTGGGATGCCCAACTTAAGCAACTCATCTATCGTTCTGTTCATAATGGCTCGACCAGTTATGTCCTTATTTCACTAGAGAATGGTGTGGTCCATTTGCATAGTGTTGTTGATACAGCAACGATGACCAGTATTAAACTCAGTGCATTGGAGCAAGTTCGATGAATTATATTCAGATCACGGATGATGCTCTGTCAGATATGCTATTTAAAGTCGCTGCAAAAATGCAGCGTCCACGTGAACTTACAGCAGCAATATCGGTTTCCTTTCTTACGATTACCGAAGATAACTTTGACATGCAGGGCCGCCCTGCATGGGCGGGTTTAAGTGCGGCTTATTTGAAAGTCCGTAAACAAGGAAAAATACTCAGTCAATCAAATCATTTGCGCGAAAGTGTCCAACCTTTTTACAGTGATACTGAAGCAGGAATCAGCTCCAACCTACCTTACTCTGCAATTCATCAATTTGGCGGGACGATTAAACATCCTGGCGGTACACGTTATCAGGTGATTGGCAGTGGCATGGCCGTTTTTGTGAGTAATGCTTTTTCGGGCCCGACGACTGGTGTAACCAAGCCGCACGACATTCCAATGCCTGCGCGTCCCTATATGCCTATGGATGCAGATGGCAATTTACAGGCTGAAGCTTCTGCTGCAATTTACGATGATGTTGTTTATTACTATGAAAAACTCTTTGACTAGCCTTTGCATAGCGTTAGATAGCCGTTAGATGGGCGCATGTTGTATCTTTATTTTAAGTCTGAGTGATTGTTCATTTTAATAATGAATCTAGCTTAAAACGCATAACAAGAAGAATTAAGATTTTTGAAAATTAGGAACGTCTTCCACCTATAAAACCCCCTCATCTTTTTTATGCTCAAGTCTCATTAGTTATTGATGCAATGGCATGAAGATCAAACCCCTTATTGCTGCCTGTGCAATGAGTTTATCCACTGAGTCTGCTGGGCGTTTAGTCATTATACCTGAAGGAAACTTTAAGGGTCTTGATGGTCGTCCAAATGATGTACCGCATTGGAGTCTAACTCAACAGCGCGGTGAAGCTATTGTTGCTGCACTTTCTAATCGTCAAATTGATTTAGTGATTGATTATGAGCACGGCACATTGAAAGCAGCTCAGTCCGGTGAGCCTGCACCAGCATCTGGTTGGTTGAAACCTGAAGGCTGGATTTATGTTCCCGGAGTAGGCGTATGTAGTACTCAATTTGAATGGACAGATAAAGCACAGGGCTATATCTCGTCGGGTGAATACAAATATCTCTCCCCTGTTTTTATGTACAGCAAATCTGGGGAGGTTCTAAACCTACTCTCTGTTGCCCTCACCAATACTCCAAATCTCGACACCTTACCCGAAGCTCAATTGGCAGCTGCGGCACAGGAATTATTGTCTGTAACAACTATAAAGGACTCATCGATGGATGAATTACTAGAACAGTTGCGCTGGATGTTGAACTTACCATTGTCTGCTACTGCTGAAGAAGTATTGGCAGAGTTGAATAAGTTGTCAGCGCAAATTAAAGAAAAGACTGGCGTGGTTGTCGCTGCAAATGGGCAAAACCTATTTGATGTTTTAAGCGAACTGCAAACCAAACTTGCTGCAAATTCTCAGACTTCACCAGATTCGAAGCAATGGGTTCCGATGGCTGTGTACCAAGAAGCTGTCGCTGCACGTGCTTCGATTGCATCAAATACCCAAGAAAAAGAACTTGAAGATGCAATTGTGGCGGCATGTTCGGATGGTCGTCTAACGGGTGAAGCCACCATTGCTTGGGTACGTCAACGTGGTAAGAGCGATGCAGCGGGAACGCTTACCTACTTAAGTGAGTTGCCAAAAATCGCAGCTTTAACCCAACAACAAACGCAACAGACTCAAATTGCTGCAAATCACCAACAACAAACTAGTCATGGACAATTAACCCCTGAGACGTTGGCTGTTGGCAATTTAATGGGTGTTGACTGGAGTGAGAATAAATTATGAGCAGTATCTTAAATCAGGATGAACGCCAAACACCTATGCGGGAAATTGGCTTAATTGGTGTTCCTGTGAAAGCTGGAGTGATTCTTTTAGCAGGTTTTGCCGCAGCGGTTGATGCAACAGGTTTTGCTGTTCCAGTCACTCCTGCAACAGGACTGACATATTTAGGGCGTTACGAAGAAAGCGTGGATAACTCTGCTGGAAGTGATGGTGATGTTTACGTCTTGGTGCGTTATGGCTGTGCCTTTCAATTTGATAACAGTTCAGCAGATCCAGTAACCCAAGCCTCATTTGGCAAGGTGTGTTATTTCGCAGATGGTGAAACAGTTGCTGAGACGGATGCAGGCGCTACTTTGTCTACTGCTGGTCGTGTAGTTGGTATTGATGAAAATGGAGTATGGATCGAATGAATGTAAATGGCGCAAACTTAAACGCGATTTTCCTGAACTTAAGTAAAGTTTTTAATCAAACTTTTAATGATGTTCCTGTCGAATATACCGACATTGCAATGGTTGTTCCAAGCAATGGGGCTTACATCGATTATCGTTGGTTGGCTAATTTCCCTCAAATGAAGGAATGGGTGGGTAAAAAGCATATTACCAAACTGGCTGAATATGATTACGTCATTCGTAACAAAGACTATGCGGCTACGATTGAAGTCCGTCGTAATGATATTGAAGATGACCAAATGGGCATCTATAAACCACAGGCAGAATCGGCAGCTTGGTCAGCGAAACAGCATCCCGATGAATTGGTTTTTGAAGCGGCCAATACAGTATTTACGGCTAAGTGTTATGACGGTCAGCCAATGGTATCTGGAAGCCATAAAGTTGGGAAATTAACTGTTAGTAATAAAGGAACCAAAAAGCTTTCAATTGAAACGCTAGCAAAAGCACAGGCCTCCTTTGGCGCCGCACGAACTGCCATGCGTAAATTCAAGGATGAATCTGGCCGTCCTTTAAATATCACGCCAAACGTATTGCTCGTCCCTGCTGCGCTTGAAGATATTGCCAACGCTTTAATGACTGTCGACAAACTGGAGGATGGAAAACCTAATCCGTATAAAGGCACTGCAAAAGTTAAAGTTTCAGCGCGTCTTACAGATGACAACGCTTGGTTCTTATTGGATACCACAAAACCTGTTAAACCATTTGTTTATCAACAACGTAAAAAGCCTATCTTCGTTCAGCAAACGAATATGGAATCACCATCAGTGTTTATGGAAGGTGTTTTTCACTTTGGTGCGGAAGCTCGCGGTGCTGGTGGTTACGGGTTCTGGCAAACCATTTTTGGTTCGACAGGCACTGTGGACTAATTGGGAGTACGGATATGTTTGCAACCCTAGACGCAATGCGTGACAAATTTGGTGAATGTGAGTTGATTGAACTTACTGTTACTGAGCCACCTTATGTACAAGAAATCAATATGACTCGTTTAAATGCTGCTATGCAACAAGCAAACAGTGAAATTGAAGGCTACATTGGGGCACGTTATTCATTGCCGTTGCAAACAGTTCCCCCATTCCTCCAGTCGATAGCGTGTGATATGACACGCTATCACGCCTCCACTGGTGCAATGTCTGAAAATAGTCCGATCAAAACCCGTTATGAAGCTGCCCTTAAAACCTTGAAAGAAATTTCAAAAGGGACGATTCAAATTGGTGGCAACCCCACAGGACAAGCAGCCCCGATCCAATCCTCTAACAATGCCATTGTTATGACGGTGGGTCGTAAAGACTTTGGAGGGCGTGGCTGGTGATTGGATATGACGACATTGAACAAGGCATAAAGGACTTGCTTGCACAGCAGCAAGCTTCTGGGAAATGGCCTTGGCTTGCTACCGTTAAAAGTTATGGTGGTGAGTTTGATGAAGACTTACTGGGTATTGTAAGGCGCTTCCCTGCTATTTGGGTCACGACTGCTGGCTCAGATGGTTCACCTGAAAAATTATCCCATAACAAAGTAAAAGATTCGGTCAAAGTTGTTGTTCTAGTGGGTGCTTCATCTGTACGTAATGAAGAAGCCCGACGACATGGTGCAGGTGCAGACATTGGTACTTATACGATGTTAAAGCATGTTCGCAAGCTTTTAACCAATAATACCTTAAAAAGCGTAGGGCTTTCTGGCTTAGATCCATTAGAGCTAGGTAAGGCTAAAACCATCTTCAATACAATTGTTCGCGGGCAATCAATCAGCGTAATCGCTCAAGAGTTCACAACAGGATTCATCTTCAAAGCGTCAGATCGGGACCGTGAAGAAGAAGACACTGAGGCAGAAATCCAAAAAATCAATATTGACTATTACTATCAGCCTAACGACGGTCACGTCGATGAAAGTGATTTGGTCAACCTGAAGGAATAATAAACATGGTACAAACAGGTATTAAAACTCCAGGCATGTATACCGATGTCAATATTAATACTCAGCGTGCGGGCTTACCTGCAAACACGCATAAGGTACTTTTTTTGACAAGTGACACCAAAGTCATGACACAACCTGTCGCCATTTACGATGAAGCTGATGCTGACGATAAAATCGCTGCGAACAGTGCAATGAGTAAAATGATTAAAGCGGCCGTCAAAACCAACCGCTTAATTGATGCTTATGGTCTGACCTTACAAATGGATACGGCTCAGGTTCCAGCAGTTGATCTTGATTCGACCTTAGACATTATCGAACCGTTGGGCCATACCATTATTGCGCTAAACAGTGCTCCAGCTGTTGGCGATGATACTGAAGCGTATATTGACCACTTAAACTTTGTCAGTGATGCAATTGAGCAACGTCCTGCGATTCTCGTTGTTCCATTTACGGATATTGAGACAGCAACACTTTTTGCAGCTCAAGCCAATGTTGAAACAAGTTATCGCGTCATTGCTGTTTGCTATCATGGCGCAACAGGCCAAGAAGCTGAAATTGCGGGTGCGATGGCTGCGGCTCTCGCTGATTCTAACGACCCTGCTGTGCCATTTAATGGTGTAAATTTAGGCGGTGTAAGTGCGGTTGAAGATCGTTTTAAGCTGACCTTTGAACGTCAAGAACGTGCATTAAAAGCAGGTGTTTGCATCATTGCTACTGGTGCAGATGGTAAGCCTGAAATTGTACGTGCAGTATCAACCTACCGTAAAAATCCAGATACCGGAATTGCGGATGACATCATGCTCGATATTAACGGTGCATTGACGATTGATTATGTCCGTCAGGTCATGCGTACAGCAGCATCAAAAGAACGTCGTCGAAAAAATACAGCCGCAGCTCGTCGTAACCTACGTTCAATTTTCCTCGTTGAAGCACTCAAACTAGATCGTGCTGAAATCTTACAAAATGTTGAAGCAACCAAAAGTGAGTTGACCGTGACTGAAGATGCGACTGACCGTTATCGTGTCAATGCAGCCATTCCTTCAGATTGGGTGCGTGGTATGCATGTGATTGCTGCAACATTGAATGTTTACTAAATTGGGGACTTTATAAATGAATACTTCAAATAATGAAGCACCTCGCTTAACCAAAGAACAAATCGAAGAAAAGATTGTGGCGGTCCGCTGGGTGCATGGTAATGAATATAGCCCTGATCGTTTTGCTGATGGTTATGAGCATGATAAAAGCACGGATTGTTTGACCCTTTGTGTTATCACTTTGCAGAATGGTTATACCGTTACTGGACAGTCTGCCTGTATCAGTGCAGAAATTTTCGATATTGAGAAAGGAAAAGAGCTGGCATATAACGACGCATTCCGTTCAATATGGACTTTAGAGGGGTATCTTCTCAAAGAAAAACTATATCAAGCCTCTCTCGCATGAAATTAAAACCACCTTCGGGTGGTTTTTTTATGGAACGACTTCCGCATGTATATCTATAGAAATACCGTAAACATAAGACATCTTTTATAAGAGTCTTAAAGCATGTCTGAAGAAGTCGTTGGTACGATTGTACTAAGCATTGACGGGACAGAATATGACTGTACCTCATGCAACCCATCCGAAGTGACAGGGAACCGCCCTGTTCCTACCATGAACCGCCAGCGTCGTACCAAGTACGTTGCCAAAGGAAATAAGGCATATAGCCTATCCGTTGAAACTGTTATTCCATTAGCTGGATCTATTGACTGGAGTTCAGTCGAAGATGCACGTCTAACCATTGAGTCTGAAGATGGTAGTTTCCGTGAAACCTATATTGACTGTTGGCCTCAAGAAATTGGCACGTCTACAGGTGTAGAAGCGAATAACGCAGGTCGCTCTATCAGTTTATTTGCATTAGATAAAATTGTTGAGTAATCAAAATGGAACGTACAAAAATTGAAGGCACATTGCCTGTTGCTATTCACTTGGTCGCGGAACAACAGCCCCTTAAATTAAAAAAAGTGGTGATGACTCAGTTAAGTGGTATTGAGAGTGTTCAAGCCCAAGGTGAGCTGTTGGTGGGTCAATATATTTCGATTGGTGAATTGGCCTCTATGACCCGCTTGGTTGATGCTGAAGGGAATGAGCACAAATTACCCTATGACGCATTGGGTCATTCATCACGTACTAATTTAGACTATCTAAAAGATTTACGTGACCAGCTGGATGCAAAGGAACAAGCCGAGAACTCAGAGACCGAGTCAAACTGATTCGAACCCTAATGATCGTCGGTGTGCCATATCAAGACGCATGTAACATGCCGATTGATATGGCTATTGCATTTCTGAGTGCAGACGAGCGGCAAAGCAATAATACTCGTCCAGTTGAAAAATCATCCTCTCCGGCTCCAGTCAAAAAAGCTTCAGGTAAAACCTACGTTGCTTCACGTTTTAAAAATTCTAAAATGAGTAAGCCATGAGTAAAAATACTACCGTCTCTTTAACACTTCAGGTCAAAGGCAACGCGGGTGATGAGCTAAAACGTATAGCGGATCATCAGCTTAAAGCTGTTCAGAAGATTAACTCTGAACAACAAAAGCTCAAACCATTACAAGAAGGCCAAGTCACCTCTGCAAAGAAATTACTGGATGAAATGCGTAAGCAAGGCACAGCCCTTGCTGCTCAAAAAAAGGAAGCTCAGGCTGTAGATTTAGTACGAAAGCTGGGGATTCGTACCGAGCAACAGATTCGCCAGGAAGTTACCAAAACCCAAGCCACTTACCAAAAGCTAAGCATACTGCAACGTCAGGGCGTTGTTACAGCCAAAGATATGGAGCGTGCCTATGCCTCCATGAAATCTAAAGTTGCCCAGCTCAATGCCGAATTGGGCAAAACGGCCCAACAGGAAAAACAGATCCAGCAAGCCCAGAAAATGAATGGTACTGGTGGCAGCCGCTTCCAAGGTGCGGTTGCTGTTGGTGGTGCTGTAGCAGCGGGTGGTATGGTTTTATCTAACGCTTTACAAAAGCCGCGTGACTATCAACAGCAAATGACCTACATCATGGCAACAGCCACAGGTGGTCAAGGGCTCAGTACTAAGCAACGTCTTGAAGAAGGTAATTCATTACATCAATATGTTAAAGATGCAGTACGTACAGGGGGCGGCACACGTGAAGATGCAGCTGCGGCTTTGAATGAGTTAATTGCATCAGGTAAATACGATGTAGGTAATGTTGCCCCTGCCCTAAATGCATCAACTCGCACAGCATTTGCTGCGGGTGCAGACGCAGTGGATGCAGCTAAAATGACTTTAGCGATGCAAAATTTTGGGGTTAGAGATATTTCACTTGGTCAGGATCGTGCGATGCGCGCTGGTCAAGTCGGATCATTTGAATATCGTGATATGGCAAAATTTTTGCCTGAACAAATGGCAATGGCCAAAGCATCAGGTTACAGCGGCGATGACGGTTTGGTTAAACTTTTAGCACTAAACCAAATGGCAAAAACTACGGCCTCTGATAGCTCCAGTGCTGGTAATAACGTAGTGAACTTACTACAAAAACTTTCATCAAGAGAATTTAGCGATTCAATTGCTGATGCCGTTACGGTTACGCCAGGCGATCCAACAAGAGTGAAAGGTACTAAAAAACCTAAACAAGTTTTTGATTGGTCTAGCTATTCGATTCAACAACGTGAGCAAGGAGTATATGGTGTTGAAGCATTTGTAAAATTACTGGAACGTCAGCTTGCTGGTAATACTCAATACAGCAATTTGCAAGCACAAGCCCGCAGTGCAAAATCGAATGAAGAACGTCAAGCCTTACTCGGCGATATGAGCAATATTGCAATGGGTTCGGAAATGGGACAAATCATCGCAGACCGACAAGCACTCATGGCAGCAATGGCAGCGGTCTACAATAAAGATACTGCATCACAGTTAGAGTCAGAAATCTCAGGTGCTAAGGGTACGGTTAATTCAGACTTAGAATTAATCAAGTCTCAAGAGTGGGCCAAAGATCAGGCTGTAAATCAAGAAGGCTTATTTGCCCAATCTAAAGCCTACGATGCTGTGTCTGGAGTATTGGGAACTTTGAAAGATAAAGTTACTGACGCTGCTCAAGGAAATGAAGCATTGGCCGCAGCCGCTTATAGCGCTGCTACTGCTGTCGCTGCATTAGGTGTTGCAAGTGCAGCAGGTAGTGTACTTGGGGGCGGTAAAGGCGGTGCTATAGCTGGTAAAGCAGGTGGTTTACTTACCAGGGCTGGTGGGGTTGCTCGTGCTGGAGCAGGTCCAGCGGGTGCAGTATTGGCCGCTGGGGCTGTTGGTTATGGTGCAGGTACAGTAATCAGCAAAAATTTTGTAGAAGGTACAGATTTTGGAGATAAATTAGGTGAAACCATTGCCAAAACATTAGCATTCTTTGGGAATGACGAAGCTAAGGCGGCTTTAGAAGCGCAAGCTGCATATGAGGCCATGCTCTCGGAGCAATCGAAAAATAATCAGTTATCGCAGGAACTTGTATCAAAAATCGGTACATTAATTAATGTAACTCGTGATAATAAACCTATCCCTTTGCAATTGGGAAGTGGTTCACTGGCGGAGTCATTTGGTCGACCTGGCACTGCCTCCAATCAAGAAAACCGCCATGGTGCACCTAAGCCGTTTATGTTGACACATACAGGGCGTTAAATCGGGAATGCATTCCATAAAAATTGAATTGTATTTTTCTGAATAATTCAGTTTTTACATACCAAGGTAGATCATGATGGATAACCAAAATTTTCGTATTATTGTTGAGATTGGAGATAGTGTTGAATATTCACGCTTTGAAAAAGATGGATCAACAGGTGGTGCAACCTCTTTAAGTAAAGAGAAATTAGAACATGTAGAAACCCACCTCGAAAATGCGCTTCTACATGTCAAAGAATTACTTAGCCACAAGTAAGTTCTTTATTTAGGTTTCTTATCACAACATTCCAAGACAAGGATTTAAAGAATGGATGCCATGGTTGGGGTGCTATAAATTTCATGCTCCGACCATGTTGCCATACTGGAACTACAGTTCCTGCTAAACCTGCACTTGAAGCATAATGCTGAAGTGCATCAATAAAGTCAGATTGCTCACTCGATGTTTTATGTTCAAAATTATTTTCCAAAGGAACAATAATCATATCCTGCCCTTGTTCTCTCAGATGGGCAATTTTAAATTTATTACTCATAGTTATACCTAGTTATTGATTTTAGTGCCGAATGGCAATATCACAATTACCATTTTTATCTTTAAGAACAAAGAATTTTAGGAACATTTTCCAGCATAAATATCCTAAATATCGCATCAAACTAACCTCATTCATTTGAGGTTTTTTTATGGGCTGGAAAGACGAATTACATGACGCTTCATTTCGTGGTGTGCAGTTTGAATGTACATCCGTCAGTGGTGCTCAAGCCAAAACTGTAGCCATCCATCAAGCCCCGTACTCAAATGATGCCACCGTCGAAGATATGGGTAATGATGCGCGTCGTATCACGATTAATGCAATGTTTACTGGTGATGACTATCTAACATGGCGTAAAGCGCTTGAGGCTGCAATTGCGGTCACAGGCCCTGGCGAATTGATTCATCCAACTGAAGGTATTCTGCAAGTTCAGGTGCTTGATCATAGCGTGAACGAAGACGCAGAAAGTCACGACTTTTGTAGCTTCAGCATTAACTTTTTAGTGGTCAAAACTGAAAAGCGTGAGCTTTTTATTCCAGTTCAAACCACCACAGAATTGACTGCTTTAGATGTGATTGAATCACCAGCCAATCAGTTTAAAAAGACTTTAGAAAAACTAAAAGCCCTACAACCTGAACAATTTTATAGCGTTGTAAAAGACGTTAGAGATGCTTTGCAAAGCGTTAGAACTGGTCTGAATTTAGCAAAAGCAACCAGTATCGATATTCTAAGCCCAGATGCCTGGGCGACTGGCCTTGTGGATGATATTAGTCGTCTGGTTAATTTTGATTTTTCAATTTCAGCTTTATCTCAATGGCGTGATGTCATCAAACGTGTTGAGCGTTTTGATCATGTATTTAATGAAACCTCCAACCCAAAAGAGTTAAAACAACTTTGGCGTGCAACACAAGTTGCTTCAGTTGTTGGTATTACTCAGCAAGTCATTCAAAAAACACGTGATGAGATGCTGGAGCTACAAGCTAAGCCAGTACAAGACCCAACGACACAACAGAATCAAATCAGCATGACTCCGATGGATCTTGCCAAAGTTCGTGCGAGTACACGTGAAAAGATTCAAGCCGCTATTCAGGCTGAGCGTGAATATGGCAGCCTCGATCTAGATGCTGTCTCATTGATTCAAAATTACAAGCACGTCGCTGATCAAATCCATTTACAGATCCAAGAGCTCATAGAAGTTCGTCCTCCGATTATTACGATGATCATCCCTGTGCCTTGTACCTTTCATTGGTTAGCACATTATCTTTATGAAGATATGACACGTGCAGCTGAAATCCGTCGCCTAAATCAGGATATTGAAAACCCTGCCCTCCTTTTAAAAGGTATGGAGGTCTCAGTTTATGCGCGATAAAAAAGTACGTCTGATTATTGCTGGCTTTGAGATTAATACATGGGATATGGCTTCAATTGACAGTGCTATTGATACGCCAGCGGATGCCTGGTCATTTTCCCTGTTTGATGAACAAGATCATGTATTGCCTGCTGGCGTTAGAAAAGGTGCAAAAGTACAACTTTATTATGGCGATGAACTGTTGCTCACTTCAGTAGCCGATCAAGTCCAAGAAAAAGTAGACCGTTCTGGTTATGCCCTTTCTATTTCAGGTCGGGACTTGGCTGGCCAATTGATCGATTGTTCAGTACCTATTTTTAATGGCCGCCAAATGACTCTTGAAGAATTGGTCAATAAATACGTGATGGGTGGTGATTTAAAAGGCCTCTTCAAAGGGACAAATATTCAAAACAATGCCTGGCTAAAAAATAAAGTGAGTGTTGAACCCGGAGAGAATATTTGGGACGCAATTGTTAAAGCGGCAGCTGTGACAGGACAGCATGTTTGGCTTGAACCTGACAGTACTTTGTCAATTGGTGATCCATTTATCAATGCCTATAAAGTGGCGACTGCCCTACGTTTGAATAAGCCTGATAAAAATAATAATGCCTTGAGTGCTGAATACACTGAAGATGGATCTAACGAATATTCAGAGATTAAATTGCTGGGCCAAGATGGCAATGCCAAAAACTTGAGTGCGTCGTTTAAATCCAATTCTAAGGCACACAATCGCTTAAAAATTGTCACGATGGCTGACATTGAAACACAAGCTGAAGCCAATACCACCATCGATAAAATCAAAAAAGATAATGATCTTCAAGCCTATCGCCTTTCTTCTTCTGTGCAAGGCTGGGAGGTGGACGGACGTGCTTGGTCAACTGGTTTTTATGTGAATTTTGAAAGTAATCGGATTACACGTGCTACAGCCAAGTGGGCAGTTATGGGATGTACATTCACCTTGTCTCGTAGTGCAGGCATGTTGACTCAACTCAGAATGCAACGCCAGGGCGATTGGGCTCAACCTTTACTGCACAAGGAGACGCGTAAATGATTGATGCGATTCAAAAGCAAGTCAATAAAGGCCTTGGTCAGATCCGACAAGCCTTTTTAGGTCTCGTATCCCGTGGCGGTTCTAGTTTGGTTCAATTGGAAGGTTACACCGATGAAGTGCTGGAAGATGTTGAGGTTATTCAGCACGTAGGTTTTGCATCTTACATTCCTGAAGGAGTGAAAGTTGTGCTCATCCCTCAGCAAGGCAAAACATCTAAAGCCGTTATCGTTGCCACAAAAGGCGGTGCAATCGTGGTTGATGTTGCTACAGGTGAAACCTGTATTTATGACCAATTTGGGCATTCTGTTTGGCTTAAAGAAGATGGCACGCACATTAAAGGCGACTTATTTGTGGACGGCAATATTGAATCAACCCAAGACATTAAAGCAGACGGTCAGGTTCAGGACCATAAAGGAACCATGCAACAAATACGTGACACATACAACGGGCATGTCCACGGCAGTTCATCTGGCCCGAATAAGGGAATGTGAGGTCAGTATGGCAAAGATTGATTTTTCTAAAAAAGACTATGAGTTAGCCAGTTTAGATGAGGCTTTTACTCAGGATGAAATTCAAAGTGTTTTGATCTGTCTATACCAGCACCGTGGTAAGCATTTTGCCCGTCCTGATCAAGGTAGTTATCTATATAAATTACGTCGTTCCAAAGATGTGGAACGCAATAAAGTTTTAGCCCGCCAATATGCTGAACAAGCACTTCAGCATTTGGTTCCGAGTCGTTTTCGTTCTATCGAAGTCAGTGCACGTCGCAGTGAATCAGGTCGGATTGATCTAAGCATTAATTTAGTCAAGCTCACAGGCCAATCACAAGTCATTCACTATTTTGTTCCTGTAGGTGTCTAAATGTTCCCGATCCTTAACTTCTATCAAGTTCATCAGATCATTGTTCAAGAAATCCGTAATCGTAAAGGCTTGAGTATTACGGCTGATTCTGATGCTTCTATACGTGCAGATGGAACAGCCTCAGTTGTTGAAGGCCTATATCAACATCAGAACTATATTCAGCGTCAACTTTTTGCACAAACAGCTGATGAGGCTTATTTATATATTCATGCTGAAGAAGTGGATGTACCACGTGCTCCTAGTGGTCGAGCTTCTGGTTCTGTAAAGGCTATTTCTAACGTTGAAGTCACCCTGTCAGAAAATCAAAAGATTACTGATGGTAAAGGCCATTTTTATACCGTAACTCATGCCGTTCTATTGGGTGCAAACCAAGAGACTGTTGTTTCAGTTGAAGCAGATCAAATGGGTGCTGCTTGGAACTTTAGTGGCGATCAGATGATCTGGGTAAGTCCCCCAGCGGGTTTACGTGGTACTGCGGATGTCGTTTCTATTGGTGGTGGTACAGATGTTGAAGATGTAGAGCTATGGCGTGAACGTATTTTGACACGGAAGCGTTTGGGTTCGCATCGTGATCGGCCATTAGACATTGAAACCGATCTGAAAGAAGCACCTGGCGTAAAGCATGTTTATGTTTACCCAAAACGTCGCGGACTTGGTTCAATGGATGTGGCTATTACTGCTGCGGGCAATCCTCCTGCTCTACCTAGTTCTGCTTTGATTTTAGCGGCTCAACTTGCCCTTGATGCAACCGCTGGCTTTTGGGCTGATTGCCGAATTTACTCCCCTACACTTCAACTTGTAGATGTTACTGCGACAGTGACAGGTGTAGGCGTGGATTTAGAAGAAGTTCGCAGCATTATTCGAGAATATTTTGCGGAACTTGGTCCAGCACAGACATATCAGGAATCTGTTTTAAATGCCCGAATTATGAATGTTTTGGGTGTTTCTGATGTAGTGCTCACACCGTCTAGTAATGTAGTACCCACGGTCAACTGGATGCACACCTATTGGCTTCGTTTAGGCAATCTTGATGTGAGATATGCCGTATGAGCCTAGAACAAACCACTGAGCTTTATGCCTCTGTTCTACGTCAGCTTTTACCTGAAGGTGTATATGACACGGCTGAAATGACCCATGTTGCAGATGATATTTACGCCCATGCGAAAGCCTTGGCACAAGCCGATATTGATGCACATCGCCTGCTTCAAGTTTTGGAAACAATTCCAGTCGATCTATTAGCCGATTACGAGCGAGAATATGGCTTACCGATGCAATGTATGGTGCCAGGTAGTCAAACTATTGAAGAGCGCATTAGCGTTTTACGATGGATTCGTCAGCACCGTAATGTGATGAATCGTGAGTATCTTGAACAGATTTTAGCGATTTTTGGTGTCACTTTAGTCGATGTTATTAAGCACCGCCCAATGCTGTGCACAGCTCCTTGTACCTCTCCAGTAAATACCGAACAGCTGCGCTATAAGGTCTTTTTAAGACTTCAATATCCAATGAATGCGGATATGAGCTGCATTATTGAAAACTATTTACCAGGTTATTTACGCATTGAATGGATGGTGGATATGCCTTGGGGCGACTGGATACTTAATCCTGAGGTAACTGTAAACACAAACGGTGTTGCCCGCTACACAGCATATAAAACTAATCAGCGTGAATATTACGACAGTTATGCCAATTTAGATTTAACAGCAGCAATTGTACGCTCCTTGCATGATGCTGATATGCAGCAATGGCAAGCGGTTAAAGATGCAATTAATAGTTTGATAGGAACTACATCATATTCTTTTAATAATAGTACAAGCAGTATTAATTATCTTAAGGGTTATATTGTACTTGATACCTATGCTATAGGTGCAATTAATAGAACTCCTACGAAAAATGATTATGATGCCATAGTTAGAGTGGGGAATTATGTAGATACTTTCTCAGCGATTACCGCAGTTTGTCAGCAAATGGGAGGATGGAGAATATCACCACCTTGGACTTGTATTGGTTATTCAAATCAGTCTATAGGGAGGACTGATACGGTTGTTTTTTCAAAACCCGGGACTTCTGAAAGTCTTTCTTACTCACTAATTGCTCAAAAAATCATTTCAAATGTTTCATCATCCAATCAAGCTATTTCGCTACTTGCAGAAGCGTATTTAGAAGCTGTAGCAAGCAGTATTTTTAATACTGACCCATCTAAACAGTTTGTGAAATTGTCTGATCTGCTCTCCCAATTTGAACTCAATAAAACATTAAGAACTTAAGGAACTATCATGAATCGAATTGATAGCGTAAATGCTCGACCAGATGTAAATGGTATCGGCAAACATGGCTTTCATAGCAATGAGGATTTACAAGGACAAGATGCAACTTATTTAACTCCAACATGGCTGAATGCAATCCAAGAAGAGTTATCTAACCTACTTGAATTACACAGTATTCAGCTTGATCCCAATGACAATGCTCAACTCTATGGATTGCTCGCGACCGATGCCGACTTACTGACTTTATCTGAAGCTGTAGAACAGCGTATTTCTGCACTTGCAGCAATCACAGCTACCAAAGCAGCCTTAGATCAGAGTGTAAGCTATTTAATGGCCGAACTTGGTCAACACAAGGCAGCTTCTAACCCGCATCCACAGTACTTGTTGGCCTCAACATTTGGTGTGCATCTTTTAATGACTGCAAATAACCAAACAACCCCAATTGATGATAAGCACAATGTTTTGGGTTGGAATGGTGTGGACGGTAACTGGGTTCTTAGTACTGGCACAATTGATTGGGGGAAGTCACGATCTGGGTCAATTGAATTTTCACCATTTCGTGCCTATGGAACATTCTTGCTAAGATCATATATATCAACAGCCGATGGCTACAACATTAATGTTCGCGTTTTAGATGAGAACAATAATTTAATTCAAGCATATCCAATCGCAAGTTATACAGGCGGTGCAAAGACAGTTGAAATTAAAGAAGTCTTCAACATCCCTAAAAATGCGAAAGCAATTATTGATTGGAGCGTTCGTGCTGGTTATGTTAAAAAAGCCGCATTATCCATCGGGCTTTATGTTGATGATCGAGTAAAAGTATTTACACCTGTAGGTCTTACCTCTATTGTTGACAATACTGACTTTTCGGAAAGTAATAGCTCAACAGCTGAAAGTGATTATTCTAGCTTCCCTAATTACCAGTGGTTCTATGCTGATGTTTCTGGTCGTTATTTTGAATTAAGTGCTTTAAGTACTTTAGAAAGCCCTGTAAACAAAATACCACACTACAACCGAAGCTTATTTGCATCCAATCTTAATGAAGACTTGTTCATCGTTGTACAGGTTGCCAAACAAACAATTGAGTCTGATTACACACCATTAGATACTCAATTACTGCGAGCACAAACGGATGAAGGCGGTAATGTAGTTGTTTCTGTGCCATACGCAATGCGTAATATCGAAACACCAAATGCTGAGACGCTTGTTTATACATTTGCATACTACGATGATGAAATTGTTCTTAACGGTCACACTTTCCCAGCAGGAAGTCTAAACGGAGAACAAAAGATATATTCACGCCCATAATCAAAAAGCCATGTGATTACACATGGCTTTAATTCAGTGCAGAATAACTGCAAAATTTATAGTGCAAAATAAAAAACAAATTAGTGCAAAAAAAGCCGAAAACTTACATAATTTCTGGGTAAATTTTCCCAATATTTACCCGCAAAGAGCAAATATGGGGTCAAATAGGATCAGACAATATCGGACAAACAGGCATGAAAAAAAGCCTTTAAACATTGAGTTTAAAGGCTTTTTTAGATTCCGATGGATTACTTCGGAAAGAATTTTGGTGGAGGTGGCGGGAGTTGAACCC